CCCTAACTTGTACTTTACCACCATAGATTGCCCGGTCGATCCATTCGTCGGGAATTTTGCCTCGTAGTTTATCCGGATCTAATTCGCTCCAATTTTCGTCTTTGACCGTAAATTGGAATGAGCTTTGGAATATGTCGCCGCGTTTAACCTCCTCATAAGTGTCGCGGCCTATTTGCGTGTCCGGTAGGTCAACTTCGTATTGCAGACCCTTGTCATCGACCGTCAATCGGAGTGTATTGTTTGCCGTTCTGCCAAGCACTAAATTTGAATCGTGGTTTTTTAGAGCTGCGGTTTTAGACGTGTCCATTCCATCAAAAAAGGAACGGTTCACCTTTTCCAAGTACCAACCCATCGAAGTATAAGTATCAAATATTGCAGCCGTACCGCCAATTCTCATTGAATTGTCACCCTCTGCCCGTTGTTCGAGCGCTCCAATATTTGCAAGACGTACTTCTGCGTCCGATATTGTTCTACTGTTGTGAGTCATTGTTAGGAGCTTGTAAATTTTCAAGAGTAGTCATATTGACCTGGATATAATGCTTTTTGCCAAGTCCATCCGCAATTGGATTCATATTTTCAAGGCGCCGAACCTCATCCAAGCTCATAACTCCCGCGTTTAGCATTTGGGAGTAATATTGTGCGCGTGCTTGGGTGTCACCGCGTAACAAAGAGTCAAGGTTAAAGCGGAAAAAATAGTTAGCTCGGTCGGATTTGCGTATAACGCGGCGGTTCAATTCGTCCTCAAAATTTTTAACTATTGGTCGGATTGTGTGCGTTACGAACTCGATTGACTGGTGTTCGATATTGCCAAAAGTGGCGCGTTCAAGGTCGCCAATAAGATGAAGCGGAACTCCAAAAAAGCGGGCAATTTCTCGCACCGTCATATTTGACGACTCGATGAATTGTGCATCCTTTGGGCTGAGTGCAATTTGTTGGAATTTAGCACCGCGATCTAATACGCCGATCGATCCCGTTTCTTTGTAGTTGCGCATCACGCGAAGGAAATTTTCACGCATAAAGTCGGCCTGCTTTTGATCCAACGGTATAGGAGTTTCTACTATTCCGCGAAGGCCGCCGCCATTTTCGTACATTGCAGCGGCATAGTCGTTTGCAGCCAGTGCCATTCCGACGGATTCACGCGCATAGGTTAGCGGGCTTTTGCCTTCAATGCCGTCATCGGAGAAATTCCGAATGTGGAGAACCTCTCCGGAGTCAAGCGTTTCGCTTACTCCCTCGTTTGTGTTTTTGTAAAATATTTTACCTTTATAAAGGTACGGTTCAACAAAATCCGGATGGAGTATTTGGAATCCGGAAACGCGGCCTGTACGGTCAAACTTCAATTTGGCATACGCGTTGCCTCTCATCATCAAATGGAGCATAAATGTACTCCGCCAAGTGTAGGAGGTCATCCGGTCATTTGGCTCAATACAAACCGCATATTGTTCCGGAGTGCCTGTAATCTCTTCGGAGCCGTCATCTAACTTTCTATAAAATCCTAATTGAAGGCTTGCAATTGTGCGAGAAAGTAAGCTTACGCACGCGTAAACGGTGGATACTTTTAGCGCTGTTTCCGGATTGACCTTTTGACCGGCAACGGAAGGCCCGCCGTTTAGCCATTCGATAAACCAGCTTGAAGGATTCGACAACGTCGAGCGCTGTTCCGGTTTGGAGCCGATTAAGGCCTTGAATTGGTCAAATAGTGCCATTTGTGCAAATATGGTATGATATTGCACGTTTTACCGCTTTTTTTGGGTAACATTATAGCCGTTTAACCTTTTTTCGTTCGTTTTTTCGCATAATAGATAGGCATTTCCGGAAAACTCCGTAATTCTTGTATTTTTTACGCCCTTTTTTCGCAAAAAAAGCCTGTTCTAATTCATTATAAATCAAATACCGCGCCTTGTATGGTTCGTTTATACAGGCGTCATCATATTGCTTTTTAAATTCGCGCGCTTCGACTAAACGCCCCACGCTTTTAAGGTATGTTTAAACGGTTGGCCTTCAATGCTTTTAACCAATTCCATCATTTGTAGGGCAATTTCACGGACTTCTACCTGAGCGTGTTTGTCGGCTCTTTGAGTGTAAAAATTATGGAAGGATCGAAGATTGAACATCACATCAAAGGTTATCTGCGAGTTATACAATTTAAAGTACCTTGCCGACTCTTTTGCGCGCTTTCTGCCAAGTTGCGGCGTTAGCTGCTTAACAGCTTCGTGATATAGCGCGTTTGATAGGCTGCTGAATAATGATAAAGCGCTACCCCAGTTATACGGTTCGTGTAGCTGCTGTACAAAAAACTCGTGAGCCTCCGGATCTGTTATTTCATCATAATTCAATTGAGCGTGCTTGAAATCCACCGGAACGAATACTTTGTCTTCCTTGAGCTCCTTGTAACGCGCGCTCTCTGCGTTTATGCTGCTAATTCGATGCTTTAAAAAGTGGATATGCGTTGCAATGTCGGCCGTAACTAAAAAATGAACCATTCCTTTTTCAAATGGTGTCCCGTGCGGCACTGGATCGGCACTCCAAAGTTGATTGATTAATCCCGGTATTCGTTCGCGCTTTTCGTCCGATAATTCGCGGCTCGTTGAAGTCCAAGCGCTTAACGCGATTGTTTCGTCCGATCCGTAATAGCCTAATAATTCAACTTTGTTTGCGTTTATCATAATATCGTGAATACGTTGTAATTCGTGTTTATTTCGTCCTTAAAAGTAACCCATTGCCCTAATGCCATAACAAGAGCAACAATTCCATCTACTTTACCAAATGCCTTATCTTTGACAACCTTAATATTGTCGGATGGATCGCGTTGAACTACTGCGTTAGATGCCATCCACCGTAGTACCTGGTTCCCTCCGTGCTGTATTTGCCCACCTTTAATTAATCGCTCCAATTCCTTTGTGGGAGCCGACATTGATAAAAAGCCCTGACCGAATGGAGAAACAGTTATCCCGGAGTCTGTTAGGCGCTTGGAAACTTGGCCTGCGCCGTATCGGTCGTACGCGATAGAGTGAATTTTAAACTTTTGCGCGTCGTCATCAATTTGCTTTAAAATGTAGTCGTAGTCGGTGACGTTTCCAGGAGTTGCGGTTAGTTCGCCTGCTTCAATCCATTTAAGGTATGGGAATCCGCGAAGCTTTGTGACCTTTATCGCTTCATCTTCGGGAACCCAACATCGAAATAATATCTTTATTTTTTCGCCTTCGTTTTCGGGTGGGAACAACCAAATAAGCGAACAAGTATCTGAGGTGGATGCCAAGTCAAGCCCACCAACGCAAGAGCGGCCAATTAGCTCCGACTCTGTGACAATCTCGGCGCCTTGCATCCAGTCGGCATCGTCAATCCAATTATCTAACGACGTTACCCAAACATTTAGATTTTTGGTTAGGAAGTTATTTTTTGCGGTGGTTCCTTCCGTGAGCGCTTTTGATAGCTCTCGGCGTAAGTAGTCGTAAGAGATGGAAACGCCAAGCGAAGGATTTGCCTTTTTCCATATTCGCTCGTCCTGCCAGTCGTCATCCGGATCAATGTCAAAAATCAAAGGGAAAATACCTGGATTCGGTATTACGCCGTCAAGAATTTGTTTACAGGTTTTTTCAAATGTCGCGCAAACTCCATCCGGATTTTTGCCCGCCGTTGTAATCACCCAAATTAAAGGACTTTTGCGCGCGCCCATCCCGGATTCAATTACATCCATCATGTCGTTATTTGGGTGGGCATGGTACTCGTCACAAATGCCGTAAAAAGGATTTGTTCCGTCCTCGCTCTTGCTGTCCCTGCCTAAATACGACGTAAATCCATTGGCGTCCCGATCGGAGATTGAATGAGTATAGACGCGAACTTTACTCGAATACGTTGGCGACTTAGCGCACAAAAGTCGCGTCATTGCTTGCTGTTTCCTAAATCCGATAGTCGCTTGCTTTTTGGCTGTTGCAAACCAATATACTTGCGCGTCGCGTTCGTATTTGTCGAAGCGATGCCCGTAGATGCCAATTCCGGATAAAAACTCGGTTTTCCCGTTTTTACGCGCGATTTTGATATATACTTTGAAATATCGGCGCCAGTCATTACTCTTTACCTTCCATCCATAAACGCACCACAATGTAAAAGCCTGCCATCCGTGCAAGTCAAAAGGTTTTCCACGAAAATTACCCTCTGAAAATTGGATGTGCTCAAAGAACTGCAAAATGTGCATCGCGGCGGCCTCGTCGAAATAGTAAGGATAATCTTTAGCCTTTGCCGCTTCCAAGTCTGCAACGTGTTGAGCTACTAATTTGCGCGCCCACGAACTAAATACTGATTCCGGATTAAGCCCCTCCGAAATAAAGTCATCTACTAATTTGCGCGCCTCCTCTGCTTTCATATCAAATCGCTTAACGGATCGTTCTTGACTTCAGAAGCTCCAATACTTGTACGGCTGACCGGATCAAACCCAAACCGACTACTTATTTTAATCATATTTGCCAACGCTTGATCCTGGATCTTTATATACAAAGATACCATCTTAGTATTTCCCTTATTGGTGGAGTCGAGCATATCTCCCGGCTTTTTAAGTCCGCTTGTTTCCAAGAACTCAGTCGCTCGGTCGTACTTCATTTTCTCGACGCAAAAGGATTCTACTAATGCAAGGTCGGCGGCGGTTAAAATTCCCATTTCGCAAAGATTAGTACATTGGTCGTACCAAATACGATGCGCGGATTCCGGCAATGATGCCGGGGGAATTGGAATTGTTGTTATTTGTCGGGCGATTGGTTGGCCCGGATTGACGCGGCTTTTTTTCAGCGTGCCGCGTTGTTCTTTGACTTTGTCCGGTAACTTTCTCATGTTTTTACGGCTTGTTTAGATTTAATCTTAATACCATAGGCCCAAAACACTGCCCGACCC